TTTGTTCATCCTTACATTACCAATAAATCTTCTTTGAGCTGTTGTATAAGCTAATTCAATATCATTTGAGTCAAGAGTTATTTTCACAAACTACCCCATTGTTCCGCCATAGCTTCTGCAATACCTGTCCAAAATTTTGATCTATCTTTAGAACCTCTTGCAACATATCTATTTTTATTTTTATTTGTATTTTTGTATCTACTTGTACCGCTTTCAATAAATGTTTTGACTTCTGACTTATCAATAATATTTGTTGGTTTTAGTTTTGGAATACCTTTAAGCCATAGTCTTGTTTTTTTTGTATATGGATGACCAAATTCATAAGGTTGAATTTCTTGCGTATGTTTAGGTAATTCAAAAATTTTAGATGATACAGGGTTTTCAATAGCTATCTTACAATCCATATTATAAAAACACATAAAAAACTTTTTAGCTTCTAATCCTTTTTGATATCGTTCCATATTTAATTGACCTTTTTGCGGATATAAACGACAAGCACCTGCATTTGATAAATAAGTACAAGGAGGATGAGCAATTATAAGATCCCATTTATATTTTTCTAAATTTAAATGTTTTAAAACATCGTCTTGAATATGATTTCCAACTTTTTCAGTTGGCAAAATATCACAACTCCAAGCATCATGTCCTCTTTTTGCAAAAGCATCTCTTACAATTCCAGAATATTCACAAGCCACTAATACTTTCATTTTACCAAAATTTTTTATCATAAAAATCTTCATTATATCCAGGTATAAATTTATTACCTTTTTTAAGATTTTCTTTTGTTAATATTATTCTTAAATTTTTAATATTATGTAATCCGCAAACATATTTATTTTTTAATGGGATAATATGGTCAACTGAATATTTATTTTTTCCATGTTTTTTATTTAAATCATCTCTTTTTTTATAAAGTTTTAAAATTTCTTTACATTCAACACCTTTAGGAACAGTTTGTAATAATTTTAATGCTCTTTGTTTTGCAGTTTTAACTGCGTAATAATGTTTATTGTTTTGATAATGCCTTCTACCTCTTTCATGTTTTCTTTTTAATACATCAAACATTTTATTTTTAATGTAATATTCTGGCGACATTCTATAACAAATTTCTTTTTTAAATTTTCTATATCTTTCTCTGCTTCCTTTTAAAACTTTATCTCTATTATCTTTTTTCCATTTTATCTTTTTGATTACAACGCATCTATGACATTGGTTTTTTAATTTTTGAGTGTCATTTCTATAATCATATAAAAAAATAGATTTTCTTTTTTTGCAATCTAAACATACTTTTGTTTTTTGTAATATTGGAAAATTAGGATTTATTTTGATGTAGTCTTTTAATATCATTAAAGTTGTTTTTTCTTTCTTCTTTCTTCTAATTCGTTTTGCCTTTTTTCGTATTGCTCCAAAGTTTCGCCAGAGAAATATTGAAACCAACATTCAGCACAATAATTTTTTCCTTTCTCTACTACGTCAGCTTTCATCTTGCATTTAACACAAGTCCGCATATCTCCATAAATATTCATTCATTAATTGATAATGTAATAAAAAAGCAATAATGCAATCTCTACTGCTATGATTGTTTCAAGCATTTATTCACCTCCATATAAAGTTTTTTTGCCATCTAAAGCTGCACATTTAGATTCAAATTCTTCTATTGATTCACAATTACCAATAAAAGCAGAAGTCATAATTGGTAATTTATAAAGTCCTTGACTACCCCAATGAGTAGATGGACTTTTACTTTGTAATTTTAAACCTTCTAAAATAATTTTATCTCCTGCTTTTAACCTTATTTCATCACCTGCTGCTGTTCCCATAAAATGAAAATGAGCTGTAATTTTACCAAAAGCCTTATTTAAAACTAAAGAACCTTGCGGAATTCCTTTTAAAACTTTTTTATCAAATTCAAATTCACCTTTTGATTTTTTTATATTTATAAATTTTATTTTTTCTTTACTCATCTTTTTCCTTTCCTATTGTTTTTTGTATTATATGATCTTTATGAAATATCCCTCTATGTATATAATCTCTGCCAGATCCTTTATTAGGTGGAATATTTACTCCACAAACTCTTTCATTAGATGCTTTATTATATTCAGCTTGAACATCTATTCCTTTTTCGGCTAGTGCCTTTTTTACTGCGTCATCAATTTTAAACATTTAATTTTATCCTTTCCTTTAAAGTTCTTATATCTGTTAAAATATACCCCATTACAAGCCATAGATCCTTCTAGAATTGATATTAGCATCTTTTCCTTAAGACTCTTTAATTGCTCCTTAGTTAAGGCTTTTATGGTGTCTTTTTTCAATTTGTTCCTTGAGTTCTTTCCTTTTGCTAGTCCAGATTTTTTTGAAATCATGAGGACAATTCTTAACCATATAATTAAGATTGTCTAGCCTTCTTTGATCTTGTGCTTTTACATGGTCAAAAATATAAGGGAGTCCAAATTTATTTCTTATCATTTTTCCTCATTTTTTTTAAATGTTTGACATAATCAAAAATAGAAACAAATCTAAATCTACGTTTAAATTTTATCTTTTTTTGCTCATTACTAAACTCTGAATTATTTGGTTTAAAATTTTCATCAAACATTGGATAACCTAAAAAATCTTTACCCATATAAATATATTCAGTATTTTTAACCATTTTTTTATCAAATGAATTTGGATCTATACCAAACAAAGAATAATATTTATTAGTTTTTAAATCTTTTAAAAACCAAACTTCTTGAGGATTTGATAAATATTCTTTAGTGTCTTTTGCTTTCCAATTACCTAAAATTATTGTTTTATTCATTTCTCTCCTTTTGTTATGCACCTTGTTTAATATCATATAATGATCCATCTGCATTTATAAGATCATAACCTTGTTTTTGAATATTATATAATAACTCATCAAATCCATGCTTTGCCATGATATGAGAATATCCACTGTCATTATATTTTAAAAAGAAAAATTTTCCTTCTTTGCAAAATTTAACTTCATCAACACATATTGTTGGTAATACAAACTTTTTCATTTTCTCTCCTTTGTTAAGCTATTAAAATAATCCTCTGGTAATTCCAGAGTTTCCTCTGTTTCCTCTGTCTGTCTTATTGGCTTTGATACTTTTGGCATAAGTCCAAGTTCATCGAAACCAATAAAACTAAACATCTTACGATCTTTAAAGGTCTTGCTAAAAAGATTGAATAAATTTAAATCTTTATTTTTCATTTTTCTCCTCTCTTTTAGTTTCTAATCCTTTTAAAAAACAATCTAAAGCAGTGTAAAGTTCTCTTTTAGTTGTGTAACCAGTATATAAAGGAGTGTTTACACCGCCACTATCATTACACATTTTATGAAGTTGAACACCTCCATACGCATAACTTAAATGATAGTTTCCAATATTAGCTTTATATTGTCCTTGCTCATTTTTTGAATATGGTTCTAGTGGTGCGTTAACAGTTTGATTAATTAACTTAACTTTATACTCTAAATGTTTTTGTGTTATTCTTTCCATTTTACTTCTCCTTATATTGTTTGATTTAATCTTTTATAGTGATCCAATGTTGCTTGGATTTCTATTCTTTTGTTTGCATCTTCCATAAAATTTTCTGTTGCATTATCAAAGAACCAACACTTGCTAATTTTGTTATAGTGTCCAGTGTTCTTATGATTAGTTAAAAAATTTTGGTTTTTGCAAAGCTGCCAACCTTGTCTTTTTATTAACCAGTTTTTACCTTTTACTAATCCAACAGTTTTATTTGTTGCATCATCAATTAAAGTAAAAAAAGGTTTTAAGTTTCCTTCTATTTTTTTAATTGTAATCATGTTTTTTCTTTCCTTTGTTGATTTGTTAAACATACTATTTTTATATAACATTTGTTCTATATTGCAAGTGTTAAAAGCTCAGAGTGTAAAAAAAATTAGTGTTCTTGTTTTGTTCGCATAATAAATATTGATTACCCAAAATTTGACATATAAAGAGGTCTAGCAAGGAAGGAATTAAAGAAAATGGAAAAAGTAAAAAAAGGGTTCGCCATGATCCCAAATCAGCTCATTTATGATGAAAATATAGGAAATGAAGCAAAAGTGCTATTTTGCTATATTCGTAGCCTTTCGGAGAACTACAGAAACCTCAGAAACTCTAATTTATGCCAAAAATTGGGTTGTTCTGTTAATACACTGCAAAAGGCTAAAAAGGAGCTTATTGATAATGGTTATTTAGTTATTAACAGATTATCCTCTGCAAATAAGTATTTAATAAGATTACCCAAAAATAGGGTAGTTAGGGTGTCAAAATTTAAGCAATCAGACTACCCAAAATTTGGGCAGTATTATAAGAGTAATAACAATAATAATAATAACAATAGTAATAAGGGATTTAAAAAATTTAAGAAATTTAAAGATTGATGTATTACTTTAATAATGAACCACTCCAGTTAAGCTATCGTAACGATTACACCACTGGCGAAAAGATTGAAATAGTTTTGCAGCTACAAAACGACTTAAAAGTTGGGATGCTCTCCGCAGAGCAGATGCGGTGGATTGTGGACAATAAAAGGTTTGGAGCATGGACAGTACAAAAAGAAATAGACAAATTAATGTTTGAAGGCAAAATTAAGATTAATCCAATTACACTTGATGATTTAACAAATTTTCCTAAAAAGAAACCTTTTGATTTGTAATATACTATATCTTGTGTTATTTCTTTTCTTGGCTACTAGCTCCCTCTTTTAGTTGTTTTTAGCCTTAAGTTAATTAACTCTGTGAGTCTGAGCTATTTCTATTCTTTCCTTTCTGTGCTTGGACTCACACTTTAGAATTATTATAAACAATGGCAGGAAGAAAAAGAAAATTAACCGATAAATTAAAAGCACATATTCTTTCTTTAATTGCTGATGGTCTGACAATAAGAGAATTATTTAGTAGAGAAGATGTACCAATTTCCTGGCAATCATTTAGAACTTATTTAATTAATGATGATAATTTAATGAGTAGTTATATTAAGTCTAAAGAATTGGCTATTGATCTTAAATTGTCAGAGCTTGAAGACAAAAGAAAAGAATTAGAACAAAAAATAGAGAATGGTTTTGTAGATCCTAAATCTGCTCAGAACTTAGTAAACTTATATAAAATTATAACTGCACATTCTCAGTGGTCTGCTAGTAAATTATCATCTAAAACTTATGGAAAAGCTGCTGAAACTTTACAAATAAGGTCTAATAATGACCAGAATTTAGCTATTTCTTGGATGAAACCAGATTAAATTATGTTAATAAAATGTTCTAAAAGTGTTGATAAGTCTATTTGTCTGACAAAACTTGCACACATAAAAAGCATATTATACACATGAGAAGTGGCAAAAATGCAACAATTGTGGATAAAATACATCAGTTTCCGATAACGATTAATTATCGGAACTTTGTTATTGATAGTGATAAATTATCGTTAGTAATAATTTGTTGATTTTTGAAAGAACAAAGCAAGAACATGGGGGTTTTATTTGACCGATACCCCAAATTTTTTTGTGCGACTAAATAAAAATTAATGTATGGTATAAACACATGGACGACACATTTCTAAAAACAATAATCTTCATTATGAAAGACAAAACCACTAAGAAACCGATTGTGATTACACACTTTCAAGGTTTTAGAGATGAGGAAGAAGCTAACGACTTCTCAGAGTTCTTAAAAACTCAGTTTGTTTTGCCTAGCGATTATCCTGACTCAAACACTACAATTCATTAGGGGGGTTTTGTTTTAAAATGAAACAAATTGTAATTCCTTACAAACCAAGAGAAATCCAAAATTTTTTGCACAAAAAATGCGATATGAACCGATTTAATGTTGTAATCGTTCACAGAAGGGGAGGTAAAACAGTTTTCGCCATAAACCATTTAATCAAAGCTGCTTTGACGAACACAAAACCATATCCAAGATATGCCTTTATTTCGCCATATAGATTGCAAGGTAAAAGCACTGCATGGGATTACCTCAAACAATTTTCCTCTGCGATACCAGGAACAAAATTCAATGAGTCGGAACTAAGGGTAGATTTTTCGGTAAACAATAGCAGAATACAGATTATTGGCGGTGAGAACTCTAGTGCAATTAGAGGTCAGTATTTTGATGGGATAGTGTGCGATGAAACTCAGAACCTTTCGCCAGACCTCTTTGACACCATCTTAAGACCATGTTTATCCGACAGAAAAGGTTTCGCAATATTCATAGGCACACCTATGGGAAGAAACTGGTTTTTTGAATTACATGAAAAAGCTAAAACAAATAAAGATTGGTTTACCAAAGTGTTCAAAGCCTCAGAAACAAAAATAATAGCTCAGGAAGAATTAGATGCTGCTAAAGAAACAATGTCGGCAGAAAGTTATGCTCAAGAATTTGAATGCTCATTTCAAGCTGGAATATCAGGTTCTTATTTCGGCAAGGCTATAGAGGAGTTGGAGCAAAAAGGTAAAATTACAGATTTCGACATTGAGCCTGACCTGGAGGTAGAAACATGGTGGGATCTAGGAATGAACGACAGCACTGTCATAACCTTTGCTCAACGACATGGTGATGAGATTCGGATTATTGATTGTTATGAAAACTCAGGTGAAGGATTAGAGCATTACCTGAATGTAATAGATGAAAAAAATTATACCTATTCTAAGCATATAGCTCCCCATGATATTAGAGTTAGAGAAATAGGTACGAATAAATCTAGGTGGGAAACAGCTAAAGAATTAGGCTTAGAGTTTGACATCGCACCTAAACTTAGTGTAGAAGATGGTATTGAGCAAGTTAGACGAATGTTGCCGAAGTGTTACTTTCATAAAAGTAATTGCAAAAAGCTCATTGAGGCATTAAAATCGTACTGCAAACGATGGGATGAAAAAAATAATTGTTTTAGAAACAAACCCTTACACAACTGGGCATCACACTTTTGCGACTCTGTTCGATATGGTGCAATCGTAGAACCTGTTGAAAGATCCGACTGGTCTAAACCGATAAGAGTAGATACGAATTATATAGTTTAATATGGCAAAAAAAATCATAGAATTATCAGATCCTAAATTACGAAGTTTACTTTCAAATCAAATTGAAAATGCGTTAGGTTACTTAGGAGGTAATCTTTCTCAATCCAGAAGAAAATCTTTAGAATATTATTTAGGCGACAAACTTGGAACTGAAATAGATGGTCGTTCACAAGTAGTATCAACCGATGTTGCCGACACTGTTGAAAGTTTATTACCAAATTTATTAAGAGTATTTACTGCATCCGAAAAAGTAGTTCGTTGCGAACCTGTAACAGGTGA